CCGATAGCGGGTGGGGTTGCAGCATTAGCTGTGGCAAAGGTACCAAAGTTAACACCGTTCGTCTTCAGACAGGTGATTACAATACCACCGGCGAAAGTGCAGTCACCACTAAAATCAGCATCCTTGATGATGATAGTGATTTGGTTGTCTGCATCAGCTGTACAGGTAAGACCCGTAGAGCAGTTAGCACTTCGAGGACCCGCCCCAGTTATGATAGAACTACCCGCGTTCTTCCAGTTAGTGAAGTAGCTATGTTGTTGCCACCCGGTAGTTAGGCTATCACTGCTGGGTTTAAGGATAACTAGGGCACCGCTTGTGTATCTATCACCAAAGCCACCCGAGTAAACGGCTGTACCATTGACCGACGTACCAGACGTACCAATCGTAGCTGAACCAGCCTGTAAACCCGTAGCAGTGTGTTGGTTGGTCCAGGTCGTTGAACCTCCTAGAGTTGTGGAGGATTGGGTGATACTGTCAACAGTGTACGCAGCAAAGAGAGCTAGGTTATTATTAGTCGTGGTTGAGTGCGTAATACTGATCGACCCAAGGTCACCAGACACCGCACCGTTGGCGTATTCAAGGCTGTTAGCAAACACTGAAGAGTCGGCCCCAGCAACTTCATAAACAGCCACGGTACCAGCAGTACTGCTGAAGGGTGTTTGAGTTGTGCCTTCACTTGCCCCAACCAAATGATAGGCCGCAGCAATATAACAGTTAGTGGCAATTGGTGTACAGCTACCACTAGAGGATGAAAGAGAGATAGCTGTCCAACCCGAGTTAACAACTGGTAAAACGGTGGTACCGCCAATAGCAATTAGATAGTCACCACCAATTGGAGCACTCGAAAGAGTAACACTATAGCTACCCCACACCACAGCGGTCTGGACTAATGTAATAGAGGATGCCTGAGTCCACTGAGTATAGCTGTAGCCATCTGCAATGTTAAGGCAGAGCGCCCCAACAGGAGCTGTACTGGGACAGTACGTAGCAACAGGTGGAACGCCAGCCACAGCACCAATCTGACCTTGAGGTGTAGTACCGAAGGTGAATGGGTCAGCAATGGTTCCGCCTGCGGGGGTGGCCCAGGTACCATCACCCCGCCAGAAGGTCGAGGAGCTAGCACCAGTACCGCTGTTCATCTGAGACGTGGCGATGTTGCCGGTCAGATCGGAGAAATCAGGTTGGGCACATCCAGGAATACCCAGAGTACTGATCTGATGTAAGAAGTTGTGGCTGGCACAAGTGATACTTTCAATACCACCAAGAGTACTAGCCCCGGGATTACCGAGGGTTATAACACCTGTTGAGGTGTTAATAGTTGCCCCACCGCTGGCCGTAAAACCTCCGAATGAACCAGAAGCATTATATTGAATCTGACCAGAACTGCCACCCGGTGGGGTGCCTGAGGGAAAGGTAATCGCCACATTGGCCGCAGCAGTCGTGCGACCTTTACCGTCCACAGTTACCTGTGCGACGTGGGTACCATCCCCGTAGGTGCCGGCTGTCACGCCCGAGTTAGCAAGGGTCGTGAGGGTGCCACCAGACGTGGTCACATCGCCGGAAAGGTTTGAATTGGTTGCACTCTGGGGACCACTGGCGGTCATCAACTCACCGGTGTTAAGCGTCCCCGTTTTATAGAGTGGTTGCGGAGGATCGGCATACGCAGCCGTAGCTAACCCAAGACCGGCCAGCGCCCCAACAATCCACCTTAATGCATTAGCCATTGGTTTCCATTATAGATGAGCCTACAGTGCCCATAGTTAATCTGGATATAGTTGGTTACAGTAGCTAGACCAGCGATGTTATGCCCACCCCCATGAAAGCTAATGGGGTGAGTCTGAGCATGACCAGTCTTATCAAATATCTCAACGACCTCATTAATCACAGGATTAGGGTTCATTGTTACAGTAACAGCAGAAGGGGCAGTGTCCACGAAGTACACATTGAAATCGGCTGATGTGGTAAAGTTACCAATCTTATTTACTGAGTTTATACTACCGCCGATCTGCCCGTCGTTCTGTCGCATACGATCCCAGCGTCGTTGGAACTCGGGGGATGGTCTACCACCTCTGTCCACGATAGGGACGTTGAAAGTAAGTGGTCCCACATCCTGCACATTAGGGTCTTTGGAAGTAGTGCTAGGAGGTGTTGCCATTAGGGTCCTTTATCTCCGTCATCGGCGATACCACTATCAGCACCGGTACCTAGTGTGAGAACAACGTCGGCACCATCCAAGCGAATAGGACCCGAATAATCAGTAATCCTAAAAACACGTCCAGGAGCAGCGAAACTACCAAGTGCATTCCAGATAAGCTTTTGATTTGTAACATCAGTGAGCTGCATCGGCATTTCATCTGACCAAGTAAACCCATTGTCATCGCTGAACGCTAACGTGATTGCTTGGTCGGTAGCGCTCTCATCGCCAACCGAAGCTGTGACAGTAAAGTTCGCAACTCCGATTGCAGCTCTAGAGCGTGTTGCCACTCCTCCGGTGACCATGTGTTGAACTTCTCTCCATCCTTCGTCAAAGGGTTGGTTGGGGTCCATCTCATAGAGGAAGGTGTATAGTGCATCACCTCCGACCACTCGCATGCCCCACATGACACCATGAGTGAAATTAAGCCCGGGGAATCCTTGGCTCTGGAGTTGGCACCATTCTTGTGTAGTCGTGTCATAAGCCCAGTCTCCTTCGGGTCCTAATGGCAGCACGTAGAACCTGTGACCATCCATGATGAATGTCCAGGCTGCTTGACGTTGTGGATTAGGAATACCAGTACGGTACGCCACAAGCTGGGTAAGTTGCGAGGTTCTATTCAAGTTACCCTTCGTCTGCGTTGAGTACGCCGTTAAGCGTGTGATATCGGACGTTCGGCTGAACTTGGCTTCTGGGGGAGCATAGGCGACCAACGCAAATAGTTGGGACGTCCTTGCCCCAATCGGCTGGGTTTCTTGGACCGCTGCTAGTTCTACGAACTGTGAGGTTTTTGAATTGGTCACGCACTACAGAGTCCGGTTAATTCTCACACGTCCATTGATGAGAGTCGTTGGTGAAATGGGTCCAGCAGTGTCGGGGTCGTATTCAAACACGTCCCCGTAATAAGACGGAGACAAGGTAAGAGCATGAGTTGTGGCCATATTGGCACCACCAAGTGGGCCGATAAGACCAACCTGAACAGATGCACTACCGGCGTCCGTCTTGAACGAACGTTGTATGATCATGACCCCCGCAATGATCGTGGTGTTCGGGGGCGGACGTTGAACAAAGAAGTCGCTGGCACTGGGGATATTCAGACCACCACCAAGGGTAGAAGTACTACCACCGGGGGCAAGCCAACCACCACCATTAGTCAGGGACACAGAGCAGGCCACACTATTACCACCGGTGCCAGGGGTGTTGTCAGTAACCAATAGCTGACCAGCTGGAAGTCCGCTAGCGGTGACGTCAATGTTAGCGGCCGTACCGGTACCGAACTTAATACCAGCACCGGTTCCATTATTGATAGCATTCACTAGGTTAGACATCGTATTAGCCAACGTGGTATCAATCAACACATCGTACGCCGAGGCGATGGACGTCTTGAAGGTGTACACAGCGGTTGCCGGGCCCGTCTTAGTACCCACCGTAACTGTGTCGTTATTGGCGGGCTGGGCATTCATAGTTAGAATAGATGTAGCTGCAACCAGAGGCGCTTCAATAAATGTGTCGTCGAGCGGATTAGGTTTATTAATCGTCGAGAAAGCCCCAATAGCCGGCCCGTCATCAGGCGTCTCTTGGATGGCACCGTTAAAGGCGGTAAGGGTCCTGAGGAAGACTGACTCATCTGCAATTGAAGTGTCATATCCAGCAAGTAGCGCGACATTCGACCACTGAGGGTCGGCAATACTTCCTCTAGGGAAAGCGACGGTGGGGGGAGTAAATGAGCTGGTGTAACGCGCGTATCCAACTGTGAAGCGTGTTTCGTCGTACCAAGTGAGGCTAGCTGTATTGGCTGTGACAGTTGATGTTCCTTCTACCTGAGCCCCAAGGGAGAGCGGGGCAGTTCCCGCAAAATATGTCCGACTGTCTGCAATCGGAAGTCCAATTTGCACTCCGTCGATGAACAAGAGCAATTGGGAAGAAGAACGGACCAAGGCGATATGGTACCAGGTATCTGTGTCGAATACGAACGGATACACGATTGGAAGCTGTGCGGTGCCAGCAGTACCGTCAGTAGAGGTTTGGAAAACAAGTTGTCCACTATTGAGGCTAGGGCCACCAAGATAGAGTTGATAGCTTCTTCGATTATTCGTCTCATCCCATCTACTAAAAATTACTGCTTTGTTACTGCCCGTTGGTAGGCTAGCAAACCTGACAAAGCTCTCAAGCGTGAAATCGCCAGCGCCGAGGTTGAGGCTGGTGGCAGTTGCCGCACGAATGCCTGAATTAGCTGCTGAACAGTCCAAGATTCCATTGTTGATCTTATGCCTATATTGTGGTGTCCAGGGGATCGGTGGGCTATAATCAGCGTCCACAAAATCTGTGGCCACACTGTAGTCCCCTTGGAAACCGTTGTTGACACTACCGCCCGGATCACGCATGATCAGGTCTTTCATATAGACCGGACCAGTCGAGATAATGTAGGGGTACGAACCGGGGAGTGGTAGCAATTGATTTTGTGCGATACTAACACTAGATAGACTTAGGCCGGTAATGTGGAGAACCGGGGAACCAGACCCCGTTGGATCGTCCACATGAAGTTCAAAGGTGCCGGCAACTGTGTCGAGTTTCATCTCGTAGAATTGCCAGTCTTTAGTACGCACAACTGGTCCTTGACTCACACCAAGAACTGTGCCAGTCGAACCCTTAAGTTGAACCTCACCAACAGTATTAACACACAAGCTAACGATAATATTATTAGACACATCACGCCAATCAAAGATACGAATTAAATTATCTGTACCAACAATAACATCAAGAGCAAAACGAAATGAAGTTAGTAGCGCCGTCTTAGAGGCTGGCAGCACTCGGCGACACACTTTACCAAAGGTGACCGATTGATTAGAGATACACAGTTCTCCAGATGTGTCCCAAGAAGGGGTGGTTAACACAAAACCACCATTACCATCAGGAGCGTCCACTTCTACATACGCAGTAAAACCATCTAACATGTGGGCCACACTAGGTCCGGGACCATAGTGCGTGAAGCCGTCCAAGTAGATGATACCAGGAGTCGTCATGGAATCAGTCCGTCCTCTCGTCTGAGTTGATAACGGATACGTTCTTCAACACCGTTATTGGAAATTCTATTAACACCCCATGAGGTGTCGGTGGCGTCCCCCGGTTGAAAACCAATCGTATAGACACGTCCATCGTTGCCGACAAGGATGATGCCATCGTTGATAGGGACTGGAGTTCCTTGTATAACTCCTCTAGCGTACACTCGGCCCTCGATAGGGGCGAAAGGAGCCGCAAGATTTCCTGTGGCATACCAGTTCTCCGTTGATTGGGTGCCCATAATCATAACCATATCCCCCACTTCTTTCATATGAATGATAGGATCGGGAGAACTTTCTTTAGCCGCGAAGTTCGCAGGATCGATAACCACCTCACCAGGATTGACCCAGAAGAACTTCTGCGTGTTGTTCTGTGCCACCAGCACGTAGCTGGACACCTGAGACAGAGCACCAGGAGTTACTCCACCGGGCATAGTACAGCCTTGGAGAATGTGCAGGCCACCGCTAGCTAAGGTGCCTGTACCAGTTGCCGATAAAGCTGTACCACCCGTCACGGTGAAGGTGATCGAGTTACCCCCAGTACCTGTAGCCAACGCTCTTATGAGCGTCGATGTGGCGGGAGTCACACCGCTGTTGTTAGATGCAGAGACTAAGGTATTAGGGGCACTGATTGTCCCGCTGTAATCTGTACCTGAAATTCCTGTGGCGTTGATCGTAAGAACGAGTTGATTGAGGGGGTCCAACACTCCAAGTGTGTTGGTTGGGTTAACCACGAAGGGGTGTGAGACAGTGCCGTTATCTGATCCAGAGAAAGAGGTACCCCAAGTATAGTAAACTCCTCCAACCTCAAAAGTATCTGTTCCATTGACGATTGTTCCTATGAGACTAAGCGTGCCGTTAGCAGCGGAAATACCCCCATAGTACTGTAGCAATAGTCCATCTGAAATCCACAATCTCTCGTAACCAATCCCAGCTTGCCAAGCAACCTCAGGATAACCTGTACCACCAATGGTACCGGTGATGTCGGTTCTGGTGATCGTACCGTCTGTATTATCCGTGAACCGGTATAGGTTAGACCCACAGACAACAAATAGATCGTTCCCGAAAAGACCTTGAAGGGTATAGTTCCCGCGCATGGGGCTTAGCCCGACGAAGGAACCTTGGGCCATTTCGGGAACGATCTGCGCAGTTCCAGGCCGGGCCAGGACGGACGTGTGTTCTCTTAGATTGGCGGGGTTAGCCTCCAACCAACGGTTAAGCAGTTCAACGATAGGCGAACCAGCATAGAGACGCTGGTACGCGCCTCTACCTAGTGGGACCGCTGTCACCGTCTAGAATCCTTTTCATATGACCATTACCCCAGATGGGGTTGATCTCAATGCCACGCTCTTTAAGTTTAGTAATAAGTTCGTCCCGATTGAGTTCGACCGGCGCTGTGTGGAGAACCTTGCGGTCCCCCGCCTTATTCAACCAGTCGTCAGGAACGTCTTCCTCTTTGTGAAAGAGCTTGGCCTCACCCGTCACCGGATGATACCGGAGGTCAGGCCACATCGTCTTTACCCGGTCAGCCGGTCTCTTAGCCCTACTGTACGGCATTAGAAGAACGGAAAACCAGAGAGGAAAGTAGTATTTGGATCGCCGTAAGGAGGACGGTTAGAACCAAAAAACCTGTAGTAATTGGTCGTGTAAAGCAACGCATCTTCGGCCCCAACTTGAGTGGTACTTTGCGAATAACGAGCAGTAAAGCGGGCCTTGGCCATCTTGTACGCATCTGCTGTAGCAGGGTGCATCACCTGACCATATCGGGGATTGAGGCGCATGGCGAGCATGATGATAAATAGATCATCAAACTCAGCACTCCAGGGCATATCGCCGTCTAGAGTGATAGGACTAACCACAACCCAATTACCCAGATCGCCTCGGTACATCCACTCTCGGATTTCCCCATTAGTGTTGTACGTCATCTCAGGCATACCTTCGATAAGGCGACCATTACCGAAGATCGTTAGTTCATTAGTTGCAAAGTTACCGGCCACGTCTACAATACCAAAGCGTGCCCCATCATGGGGAAGGGGGTGAAGGTTAATAAAACCCTCGCCGGTAAGATTGCACATTAATCGAATATTAGTCTGAACAAATAAATTACCCGGTAGTTCATTAGACCACCAGGGATAACCTGCGGGTGAGTTGATGCCTAGGGTCCCTATAGGAAACGGGGCTAGGTTCTCACCCATCTCGTTACCCAGCACGCTAGCAACAATAGTCAATAGACGATCAAAAGCTTCTGCATTTTGATCATCGCTAGGCGTAACTCCGAGCGGGATCAGGTTAGTTTCCCGCAAGGCACTTTGAATAATGCTGAGAACGGATGTACCCATCAGTCGTTAAACACCGAAATTTTAGCAAAACTGTTTTGATCAGGAGCAATACGTGCCCAGGTTTTGACACCTACGGCACACTCGAAAAAGATTTCCGAGCAGTCCCAGCGGAACCCTGAGTTGATGTCCACACCACCAGTAAGAGCAGCACCTCCCGCTGAAACGTGAGTGGCCGCCGAGCTAGTGGCGTAGTTACCAGCCGAGCCGGGTACTTTAGCAGTAATCGTAATCACACCAGCAAGGTTGTCGCTGGCATTAACTAGAGTTGAGGTTGAATTAACCACAGCAGCAAAGTTTGTGGCAGTTGCATTAGCGCTGCCACCAATCGTAACTTCAAATGCAAGAGAGGCTGACGCTCTGAAGGTGTATGTTTCAGTACCGATTACAACAGTCTGACCAGCGGTTGGAACACCACCAGAGAACGTAAACGTACCTGAACCAGCAGCACTTACTGTAGCGGGAGCAGATGCTCCAAACGCCAGCCACACCGGTAGATGATGTGGGACCTTAGACAGACGAAGAAAGCTACTAGCTGACGTCGCCACTTGGACCCACCCATCTTGCGGGTTAAGCTGATAATTAGCAGTAGTGATGGTCATTAAAATCTCCTAGGTGGGGTGGCCACAGAGGACCACCCCGGTTAGAGTTATTAGACGTCGGTACCCGAGCTGCCGTTAATACGGACAATCCGGCGACGATCAACCACGTTAGCCGTCAGGGCCACATCGAAGCGGACTTGGTGTTCGCCAGTATTGAACACCGAGTTTTGCCACATACGGACACTAAGCGGAACCTTGGTCAGCGCCTTACGGCTACCGATACCAGTCGCAGGCATGATCAGATCGGCCGTTGACACCACGACTGCGTCCTTGGACGTAATCACGCGGGGCCTAACGTTCGTGCTGGCCGTACCCTTCCAGGTAATGGTAGCAGACGCACCCGGAATCGAATCAACAGTCGCATGAGCGGTGTTGTTCGAGATCGTGTTGAAGTCCGAGCCGGAGGGGCTCGCATTCTGCACGACGATAGCCGGGAAGATACGCATGGCTGCAATAGCACCACCGGTGGCAGTATAGTTGCCAACCACACGGAACTGTTGCAGGTGCGGCAATGCGGCTTGGAGACGGTTGTCCCAAGCGTACACAGACGCGATAGTAAACACCTCGCCGTCCTTCACCGTCTCGGTGCCCGAACCCACGGTAACCGAAATGGTCTGCGTGAGGTACTGACCCGGAGCCGGGGAGATGGCAACGGAAGCGTAGTCCGAGTACTGGTTCGAGGCATTCATGGCCGAAGAGCCACGAGAGCCGAGAGCCATCGTCGGGAGTTGCTGAGTGAACATGGTCGGAATACCACCAATTTCACCCGAGAAACCCTTACGGAACACGCTGTCACCCAGACGAGGCAGCGAAGCGTTACCTTGGGCTGCTTGAGAACCACCAATACCTTGTTGGTTCACAACCACGTTACCAAGCGCTTGCTTGTCGTAGTAAGAGAGGACAGCACGGAAATCCGTGTCCTCGACACCTTCCTCCTTCAGGCGGGTGTAACCGGAAGCAACGTCGTCCCAGATGGAGACGGGGTCACCCGGCGTACCGAGCCAGTTGTTCGAGGACTCAGT